ATGGTTCACGCAAAGGAGGTTTGCATGGGCGGAGGCGGAAAATCTTACAGTCCCCCGGCACCGGTGGCACCCCCACCCCCGCCGGACCCGCCGGCGGAGACGCAGGGGGAGACCGAGGCATCGCGCAAGGCGCGTGAGGACGAGCGCAAGGCGCAGCTTGCGGCTATGGGGCGCGAATCGACCATTATTACCGGCGCGCTGGGCGATACTTCGCAGGCCAGCATACACAGAAAACAGCTTCTGGGGCAGTGACGCATGGAATCCACCCGACTGAAAAAGGCCCGCGAGACTGTGGCGTTTCTGGAATCCCGAAGATCCGGCTGGGAACCGCTGTGGCGCGATATTGCGGAATATGTGGTGCCCTACAAGGGGCGGTTCGGGAGCGCTTCCTCGCGTGAGCCGGACAGAGGCGAGAGGCGCGGAGGCAGGATTATTGACTCCACGGCCACAAGAGCCGTGCGCGTGCTGGCGGCGGGTATGCAGGGGGGGCTTACATCGCCTGCGCGCCCGTGGTTCCGGCTGCGTCTGGCGGACCGCGATCTCATGGAGTTCGGCCCGGTGCGCGTGTGGCTGGATGACGTGGAGGGGCGCGTTTACAACGCGCTTGCGCGATCCAACTTTTATCAGTCCATCCACGGCATGTACACGGAACTGGGGGCTTTCGGCTCTGCCGACCTGTACCACGCGCATGACGCTGAGCGGGGCATGAACTTTACCTGCCTTTCCTGCGGGGAATACGCATGGGCCGCCAACGCTCACGGAAGGGTGGACACCGTGGCCCGGCGTTCTGTGATGACTGCGCGGCAGGTGGCGGAACGCTACGGGGAGCAGGCCATGAGTGCCGCAGCACGCAGGATGCTGCGCAAGGAACCTTACGGTTTTCTGGAGGTGGTGCATCTGGTCATGCCCCGGCGGGAGCGCGACTCCGGCAGACGGGACAGGCTGAATATGCCGTGGGCATCGCTGGTGTTTGAGGCGGCGCGGACAGGGGACGGTCCGGGCGCGGACCTGCTGCATGAGGGCGGATATGAGGAGTTTCCGCACCTGTGCGCCCGCTGGGACGTAAGCGGCTCTGATGTGTACGGGCGGTCTCCCGGCATGGATGCCCTGCCCGATGTGAAGATGTTGCAGGAGATGGCCAAAAGCCAGCTGCTTGCCGTGCACAAGGTGGTGAATCCGCCCATGCGGGTACCCACGGGGTATAAGCAGCGGCTGAACCTTATCCCCGGTGCGCAGAACTATGTGAACCCCAACCAGCCGGACGCGCTGGCACCCCTGTATCAGATAAATCCCGACATTCAGGCGGTGAGCTACAAGATAGATGACGTGCGTCGGGCCATCCGCGAGGGGTTTTTTAACGATTTGTTTCTCATGTTCGCCGGGGATGCGCGGTCTAACGTGACGGCGGCCGAGGTGATGGAGCGCAGTCAGGAGAAGCTGCTCATGCTCGGGCCTGTCATCGAGCGGTATCAGACCGAGATTCTGGACCCGCTCATCTCGCGCAGCTTCGGGATTCTTTCCCGCGCAGGGGCGCTGCCGCCCGTGCCGCCGGAACTGGCCGGGGAGGAGATGAACATAGAATACGTTTCCGTTCTGGCGCAGGCGCAGAAACAGTCTGCAGTGCATGCCATCCGGCAACTGGCGGGGGATGTGGAACGTATGGCCGCCGTTGCGCCGCAGGTGCTGGACAAGCTGGATTTTGATCAGTGCGTGGACCAGCTTGCCGCCATTGCGGGTGCGCCTGCGCGGATTATCCGCTCTGCCGACGAGGTGCGCGGGGTGCGTGAGGCGCGCGAGGCGGCCCTGCTGGAACGGGCGCAGGAGGAACAGATGCTGCGGCTGGCGCGGGGGGCGAAGGAGCTTTCCGGCGTGGAAACGGAGCAGGGCAACGCCGTGGATATTGTGCTGCGTCAGGCGGGCATGGCTGCACGGCGCGGGGAGGGAGCATGACGGACATGGCCAATGACAGGGAGCTGGGGGCGTTGCTGGAACTGGACGAGACGGCCCTGACCGACCTGCTGGCAACCGATTACGAGCGGGTACGCCGGGAGGCGCGGGACGAGGAGGCGAGGATGCTCTCGTATCTGGCGGACCTGCGCGAGGTGCTGCGGCTGGGTTCGGGCGCGGGGGTGCGGGTGCTGCGGCATTGGCTGGACGGCGCGTGCGCCAACGAGAGGCTTTCGCGCACCAACGCTTCCGTTTACGGGGCAACGGCCCTGTATGACTACGCCCGCGACCGCATGGGAGACATTGCCCTTGCCGACCCCGTGAGCCACGTGCGCATGCAGCTTGAGGGGGCGCGTCAGTGGGCTTGCCGGTCAGTTTCCAAGATGCAGCCTGCGCCGGTTTGCCGGGCGGGAAGCGGACCGGCGCACGGAAACATGGAGCAGGGGCGGGAAAACGGCGGTCCGGGGCTTGAAGGGACGGACCGCGTGAAGACACGGGAGAAGAACGTATGAAGAATCATTTTTCCGGCATGGCCGGGCAGGAGGGCACCGCTCAGGGAAACTCCGCTCCCGGCGTGGCAGAAATAGCGGGCGGCGTGTCTGCTCAGGCAGGAGGGGTTGCGGGAAGCGGAGCGGGAGATGCGGGCAGCGCAGGAGCACCGTTTGTTTCCGGTGAGTTGCCCGGCGGCATGGAGCATCTGGCTGACAGGAAGCTGGCCGTGCGCACCGTTGCCGCCGGATCTGGAGCGGGGTCTGGAGCCGGGGGCAGCGACGGAGACGGCGTTGTGCAGGGTGGCGAACAGGGAGGTGAACAGGTTGGCGCAAACGCCGACGGGACACCCGGTCAGGGGAGCGGCGGTGCGGAAAACGGCACGCCGCAGGAAGCCCCGCTGGCCGACCCCGGGGAGGTTTCCATCGTCTTTCCCGAAGGGATGCCGGTGGATGAAGCCATGCTGAACAGCTACCGCCGGTTCTGCGTGGACAGCGGGCTGAACGCGCGGCAGGCGCAGGAGGCGGCAGATTTCTATCTTGCCGAGCAGGCACGCCGCATGGGCGAGGAACGGGAAAGCTCGTTGCGCTCGCTGCGCGAGGGAGCATGGGCGGGAAGGTTTGAGGAGCGGCTGGCACAGGCCAACTATGCCACGCATGTTCTGGACAGGCAGATGGGGGGCAGGCTGCGTCCGCTGCTTGCGGCGGGACTGGGGAACAACGGGGTGTTCGCGGAGATGATGGCCGTGATTGGCGAATCCATCAGCGAGGACGCCTTTTCCGCCCAGCCCGGCGCGTATGCGGCATCTGCCGCGCCCATGAGCACGGAGGAGTTTCTGAGGACCGAGGTCTTCAGAAACGCATGACGGACGGTGAACAGGAACGCATAAACAGGCAGATAAGGAGCGAATTATGGGTACGACCCTGAAGGAACTGGCTGCGCTGCATTGCCGCAAGCAGCCCGGACAGGCGGACAGCCTGACGGAAGAAGCCCCCATTCTGGCGGTGATTCCCTTTGAGGAGGCATCGCACGGGCTGTGGAACATGTACGAGGATGTTTCCGACGTGGAGGGGGCAGGATGGGTGGAGATGAACGCCCCGCTGCCCGCCGTGGACGTGACTTCGGACCTGAAGAAGGTGGACCTTTCCATCCTTGGCGGCGAGATAGAGTGCCCGGAGGATACCGCGCGCATGTTCGGCGACAAGGCGGCCTATTTTTCCAGAAAGCTGCCCAAGGTTATCCGCAAGTCCGGCATGGCGGCGGAGCAGCGCATTCTGTACGGCAATTTCCGCTCGTGGGCGCTGGACCGCGGCAAGGCGGTGAACGCGGGCGCGCAGACGGACGACTGCTACACCATGCTGGCGGTGCGCTTTATCTCCGGCGAGACCACGGGGCTGTATTCCAGGGAGAGCTTCCGGCAGGGCACCCTGCTGGACGTGCAGCCCATAAACGGAGGCGAACTGTACAAGGCCCCGGCGGGCAGGCATCAGGGCGTGCTGTGCTACGGCATGCGCCTGAAGGCCTACTTCGGCATTCAGATTGCCAATGCCCATTCCGTTGCCGCCATTGTGAATATCAACAGATCCAATGTGCCCACGGCCATGATGATTGACGACCTGCTGGCCGAGGTGCGGGCTGTTCCCGGCACGACCTTCCTGTTCATGCATGAAAAGGCCAAGACCCTGCTCAACGGGCACAAGGGGGCTTCGCTGCTGGTGACCCCCGGCGGCAAGGACATGGACCGGCAGGTGACCCACTGGAACGGGGTGGAGATTGTCAGTTCCTACAACTTCATGGACGGGGCCGAGACTGCTGTCGGTTTCTAATGGCGTTCCGGCGAGGCCGTGAACAGAGTGCCGCATGCCCCTGACCGTATCCGGCATATCCCGCAGGCGATGCCCCGGAGGGCGTTAAAGACAACGGCGCGGGCGGTGAACGAGACGGGGCGTGCGGCATGGCAACGCATCATACAGGGAGAGTGCAATGTATAAGAACAGACTTACCGTGTACGGGGAACACCTTGCCAGAGCGCAGGCACTGCCTGCCGCAGGCGAGGCTGAGGGAAACGGCGGTTCGCGCAGGGCAGGGTCCATGCTGGGGGCTGCCGAGGTGGTGATGGTGGCAGCCGGTGCGGTGCATATGGCGGAAGGAGCCACCCTTACCCTTTCGCTGCGTGACAGCGCGGATGACGCCGTATTCACGGATATGCCCGTGCGGTTTCGCAGGACCGCCGGGGCGGGGGGGCTTGCCTTCGGGGCAGGAGAGGTGATGGCGCGGCTGCCCCTGCCTTCCGATGCGCGGACACACGTGAAGGCGGTAGTTGCGACCGATGATCCCGGCGTGACCGGTGTGGTGGACGTTCTGTTCGAGTATCTGCCCCGCTAGCCGGGGGAACGCCCTCCGTATGCGTGCGGAGGGCGTTCCGCATGGAGCTGCCCGCAGGTGCGTGACCGGTGAATGTCTGAGGAAATGTAGGAATCCGCGTGCCAGCGCATGCGGTCAGGAGAAGGATGATGGGGAAGGAGTGCCCGACAGGGGCAGCGATAACGGCGGAGGATGCCCGGCGTTTCCGTATGGCGACCCTGCGTGCGAAGCTCACCCGGCTGGGCATGAGCTATGAAGCGGATGCCGGAGAAGAAACGCTGGAAAAACTGGTGCAGTTTGCGGAGCGCCGCAAGCGGGAACGCATTGCCGCAGCAGCACGCGGACCCGCGCGTGGCAACGGAGAGTGAGTATGGCTTCAGTTATTTCCATATGCAACAAGGGGTTGCGCTACCTTGGCGGAGAAGAAATTCTTTCTCTGGAGCAGGAATCGCGCGGGGCACGGCTGTGCAGCCAGTATTACGCCGAGGTGCGTGACGAGCTGCTTGAAGAGCACCACTGGAACTTCGCGGCGCGGTACGTTTCGCTTGCGCGGCTGCCGCTGGTGCCGCTGTTCGGCTTCGGCAAGGCGTATCAGTTGCCTGCGGACTGCCTGCGCGTGCGCAGGCTGCGGGACAACAGCGACTTTGAGGTGGTGGAAGGCCGTGTGCTGTATTCCGATGCGGACCCCGCGCAGGCGGTGGTGACCGCACGGGTGACGGACCCCACGCTTTTTCCCGCCCTGTTCGTGGAGGTGCTTGCCCGCAAGCTGGCTTCTGAGCTTGCCGTGCCGCTTATGAACAGTTCGCGGCTGGAGCAGTCCATGATGACCAAGTACGTGAACGCCCTTGAACGGGCCAAGACCATGGATGCAACCGAGGGCGCGGGGGATCCGGAAGAGACCAACGACTGGGTGCGGGCGCGCCTGTATTGACCGGGTTCGCCCGGAGCCAAGCGAGGAAGGAATGGGCAAGGTTACCATAATGCAGTCCAGTTTTAACGGGGGAGAGCTCTCGCCGCTCATGGACGCGCGTACCGATCAGGCCCGGTACGCCGTGGGGTGTTCGGCGCTGCGCAATATGTTTGTGCATTCCCACGGGCCGGCTGCCCGCAGGCCGGGCCTGCTGTTCGCGGGGGAATGCGCGAGCCACGGGAGGCGGTCGCGGCTCATTCCCTTCGCCTTCAGTGTGGAGCAGTCGTACGCTTTGGAGTTCGGGCACTGCCTTATGCGGGTGTGGAAGGAAGGCGGGCAGGTGCTCCGCGATGACGCAGGCCCTGTGGAGGTGGAAACGCCGTGGACAGAGGATGAGGTGCAGGCGTTGACCTTCTGCCAGTCGGCCGATGTGATGTATTTTGCCTCGGCCGGGCATCCGCCGCACAAGCTGGAGCGCCACGGGCACGCGGACTGGCGGCTGGGACCTGTTGTGTTCGGTTCCGGCGTTGTGCGTCCGGAAAACCTTGCGGCCACGGTTTCCGGTTCCGGGCAGGAGAGGGCGTATTCCTACGTGGTGACCGCCGTGAACCGGGAGACGGAGGAAGAAAGCCTGCCCACCCCGCCTGTTCGGGTGAACGGGCCTGCATCGCTTACCGTTGCCGACAGGATTGAGCTGGCGTGGGATGAACCGGAAGGCGACTACGAGTACCGGGTGTACAAGTGCTGGAACGATTCGGAAAGCTACGGTTACGTGGGGCGCGCAAGCACGGGGGCATGGGCGGACCGGGGCAGCACGCCGGACTTTGATAACGGGCCGCCGGAGATACGCAATCCCTTTGCCGCACCGGATGAGTATCCGTGTGTGGTGCAGTTTTTTCAGCAGAGGCTGTGTTTTGCCGGAAGCCGGAAGAAGCCGCAGACCGTATGGACGAGCCAGTCCGGAAATTATGAAAACATGAACGTTTCCAACCCGCTGCGCGCCGATGACGCCGTGACGGCCACCATTGCGGCTGACAGGGTGAACGCCATCCGCTGGATGCTGCCCGCGCGGGATATGCTCATAGGCACGGCGGGGGGCGAATGGATTATGTCCGGCGTGAACGGCGAGCCGCTTTCGCCCGCGTCCGTTTCGTTCCAGCGGCAGACGGTGCGCGGGTCTGCCCCCATCATGCCCATTGTCATAGGTTCCACGGTGCTGTTTGTGCAGCGGTGCGGAAGGGTGGTGCGCGAGTTCCGCTACAGCCTGGAGGCGGACGGGTATGACGCGGGCGACCTGACGGTGCTTTCCGAGCATATGACGCAGGGCGGAACCATACGCGAATGGGCGTATCAGCAGTCGCCGCATTCCATTGTCTGGTGCGTGCTGGAGGACGGCACCATGGCCGCGTTTACCTATGAGCGTGAGCACAAGGTGGTGGGCTGGCACAGGCATGAGACGGAGGGGATGTTCGAATCGGTATGCTGCGTGCCCGGCGCAGACGGGGATGAAGTGTGGTGCATTGTGCGGCGCAGGGTGCAGGGAGAGTGGCGGCGGTATGTGGAGCGCATGGCGCCGTTCTTCCGGGGAAGCGAGGCGGCGGAGGGCGTGTTTGCGGACAGCGCCCTGTTCCGCGATGCCGAAGCGTGCGACGAGCTTGCAGGGCTGGAGCATCTGGAGGGCCGCGCCGTGAGCGTGCTGGCGGACGGGTGGGTGCATCCCCCGCGTACGGTGACCGGAGGACGCATTGTGCTGGAGCGTCCTGCGCGGCGGGTGTGCGTGGGGTTGCCGTATGTTTCTGACCTTGCGCCCATGCAGCCGGAGGTGCCGCAGGCGGACGGCACGTCACAGGGAAGAACCAAGCGCATCAGCCGGGTATGGGTGCGGCTGCACGATTCGTTGGGGCTGAAGGTGGGGCCGGATGCCGCCCGCCTGCGGGAGGTGGTGTTCCGCAAGGGGAGCGATCCTTTGGGGCAGCCCGTGCCCTTGTATACCGGAGACATGGCGGTGGAGTTTGACGCGGGATTCGGGCAGCGGGCGCAGATACTGGTGCGGCAGGACGAACCGTTGCCCATGACCGTGCTGGCGCTGACCGTGCAACTGGAGGTGGGGGAGCGGTGAGCAGGGCTGCTGTGCGTATTGAGCCTGCGCGGCAGGAGCATGTGGACGGGCTGAAAGGGCGGCTGCGTGCGCAGGACAGGGACGAGGTGCTTGCGGCGTGCGGGTTGCCGCCTGATGCGGCGTTGCAGCGGGCTTTTGCGGATTCGGTACTCGCATGGGCTGCGGTAAGCGGTGGCAGGCCTTTGGCAGTGTTCGGGGCGGGGCGGGGAACCGCTCCGGGTACGGGCAGTCCGTGGCTGCTGGGAACGGATGCGCTGGACGGGGCGGGGCGGGATTTTGCCCTGCATTCCAAGGTCTATGTGGGGCATATGCTGGCCCGGTTTCCCCGGCTGGAAAACTGGGTGGACGCGCGCAACACGCGCAGCGTGCGCTGGCTTGCGTGGTGCGGTTTCCGGGTGGGGGCGGCAAGGCCTTTCGGGCCGTTCCGTCTGCCGTTTCATCCTTTTGAAGCAGGAGGTGCAGGATGTGTGTTCCCGTGTTGACGGTGCTGGCCGCCGGTGCGGTGGGGTCTGCCGTGGTGTTCGGAGCGGGCATGATGGAGCAGGAAGCGCGTGCCGCCAATGCGCAGCGCATGGCCGGGTATCAGGCTTCGGTGGCGGAGGCGCAGGCACGTTCCGCCCAGTATGAGGCGACCTACGCGCGCAAGATGGCGCGGTATGAGGCGGAGCAGATGCGCTGGGATTTCTTGCGTTCGCAGGGGTCGCAGCGGTCACTGCTGGCGGTGAACGGCGTGGACATGGCCGATGGCAGTGCGCTGGATGTGCTGCTGGAGAATGCCTCGGAAGCAGCCAAGGAGCGCGAGATGCGGCTGCACAAGGGCGAGTTTGCGGCGTGGCAGTCGGAAACGCAGGGAACGAGCCTGCTTTCCGGCGCGCAGATGAGCCGCATGCGTGCGGAGCAGAGCGGAATATCGGGCTGGACCTATCTGCGGCAGGGCACCTCTTTTGCGCGCAGCGCGCAGTGGGCGTAG